ATCTTGACCTGCTAGAGAAGGATAAGCAGGCTCGAGAAGACCGCGACAAGCAATACGAAGAGGGATTAAAGCGCACTGGTATGGGCAAAGACGCCCCTGGTGGCGCTACATTCTTTGGTGCCAGCAAAGTAGTGCACCCTGTCATGGCAGAAGCCTGTGTGGATTTTGCAAGCCGTGCCATTAAAGAGCTTTTCCCGCCTGATGGCCCAGTCAAAACCAAGATCCTTGGCGAGAATGACGAGGAAAAAGTCAAACGTGCTGAGCGTAAGCGCGACTGGATGAACTGGCAGCTTACTGAGCAGATCGAAGAGTTCCGCGATGAGCAAGAGCAAATGCTCACGCAACTGCCTTTGGGCGGCTCTCAGTACCTCAAGATGTACTGGGATGACAAAAAACTGCGTCCTGTGGCTGAATTTCTGCCCATTGATAAGGTTTTGATCCCGTTTGCCGCAACGAATTTCTACACCGCACAACGTGCAGCAGAGATTCATGACATTACCGGCTGGGAATTTGAGCAACGCATCGCTGCAGGCCTGTATCGAGACATCAGCCTGACTCGCGTTTCCATGGAGCCGGAGCCAACACGGCCAGAAAAGGCCAACAACAAGATCGAAGGCCGCAAGGCAGACGAGAATATTGACGGCATGCGCCGTGTTTTCCACATTTACACCTGGCTTGAGCTTGAAGATGACAGCTATGCCAAAGGTGAGATGGCGCCCTACATCCTGATGGTTGATGAAATCGACCGTGAAGTGGTCGGTTTGTACCGAAACTGGGAAGAGGGCGATGAAACGATGACCAAATTGGACTGGGTCGTCGAATTTAAGTTCATTCCATGGCGTGGTGCTTACGCCATCGGGATGCCGCACCTTATCGGAGGCCTGGCAGCAGCCCTTACAGGCTCCTTACGGGCGCTTTTAGACTCTGCGCACATCAATAATGCGCCGGCAACGCTCAAACTGAAGGGCGCAAAGATCTCTGGCCAGTCTGTACAGGCTGATGTAACTCAAGTTGTTGAGATTGAAGGTGCGCCAGGCGTTGATGACATCCGCAAGATTGCGATGCCGATGCCGTTTAACCCACCCAGCCCTGTGTTATTTGAGCTTTTAGGCTTTTTAGACAAGGCTGCCAAGGGTGTTGTGACGACGGCAGAAGAAAAGATCGCTGACATCAATTCCCAGGCCCCTGTAGGCACCACACAAGCACTGATTGAGCAGGGTGCCGCTGTCTTTTCTGCTATCCACGCTCGTTTACACGCCTCACAAGGCCGTGTATTGAAGATTTTGCAGCGCCTTAACCGCTGGTACATGCAAGACATGCGCCGCGGTGAGCAAGTAGTCGATCTTGAGGTCCAGCCAGGCGACTTTTCACGCATGGGAGACGTTGTGCCGGTGTCTGACCCGCACATCTTCTCTGAAACGCAGCGCATGGCGCAGATTCAAGCGGTTTTGGCACGATCAGACAAGGCACCAGACCTTTATGACCGTCGCGCCGTTGAAGAGCGCCTCTTAAAGCAGCTAAAGATCCCTGGCATCAATGAATTGCTCAAAGGCACACCGGCTCCTGAAGAAAGAACGGCTGCTGATGAGAACGTAGCCATGGCATTAGGTCAGAATGCCTACGCTTATCCGCACCAAGACCAGTTAGCACACCTGCAAGCGCACCTAGACTTCGCACTAGACCCTGCCTTTGGCCAAAACCCCATCATGGCATCGTTCTATCTGCCTCGAGTCCTTGAGCACATCAAGCAGCACATGGTCCTTTGGTATCTTGGCCGCATGAATGGCTACCTAAGCAAGGCCCGTGGCGAACCCATGGCCGAGAGCGACTATGAGAACAAGCAACTGACTGCAGAGATTGACAAGACCTTTGCCATTGCATCACGCCATGTCATGCAAGACAGCCAGGCCGCATTCAATCAAGTCGTGCCAAAGCTTCAGCAATTGATGCAGGCCATGCAGCAGCTTACGCCACAGCCTCAGTTACCGCCTGAAGCGCAAGTGCTCAAGGAAACCAGCCTGGCAGAGACTCAGCGCCGCGCTCAACGTGACCAGGCTGAGATGCAACTTAAAGGTGCCGACATGCAGCAACGTGGCCAGATTGACATGGCCCGTTTGCAGGGCGACCAACAACGCGCAGCCCAGCGTGATCAGTTGGATGTGGCGCTTAATGCCACAAACAACCTCACGAAGGAGCGCATAGCAACTGCACAACTCACCCAGAAGGATGAGCAATTGCAGGCAGAGCAGTATGAGACTGCTATCCGGCTTCAAAACGAAGCCCAACGAAACCTAGGAGCTAATCGTGGCCCAACCATCCAGTAACAACCTGAAAGACCAAGAAGCCGTGCCCTATCACAAGCGTATTGCCATGGGCGCAAACCTTGACGGTACAAGCCTGCAGTCTAAAGGCCAAACCCAACAACCCAAGACCAAAGGAGGCGCACTGCCAACCAAGAAAAAATGAACCCTATAGCGGACTTAATCCGTGACATCAAGATGCGCCAAGCTGAAATAAGCGGTTCTCTTGCAGCAGGCAATGCTGCGACATGGGAGGCGTATCAACGCACGGTCGGAATCAATCTGGGGCTGACTGAAGCACTCCGGATGATTGAATCAATTTTGAAGGATGAAGATGAAGATGAATGAACCAGTAGCTTCTAACGAAGCTGAGATGGCTTGGGCATTTCCGAGCGTAGATCCTGGTGCGAAACCTCTTGGTGGTCGTGTGATGGTACAGATCCGTCGCTCCAAGAAGAAAACCACTAAGGCGGGTATTTTGTTGGTTGAAGAAACCAAAGAGACAGAAAAGTGGAACACGCAGGTGGCCAAGGTTATCGAGGTTGGACCTCTTGCGTTTTGTCACCGTGACACGATGCAGCAGTGGCCTGAAGGCTCTTGGTGCAAGGTCGGTGACTTTATCCGCGTACCCAAATGGGGTGGCGATCGCTGGGAAGTAAGGGTGCCTGGCGAAGATCAAAACGAAGATCCGGCGCTCTTTATGATCGTTAATGATCATGAGGTTATCGCCAAGATCACGGGCAACCCCCTTGAGACGCGAGCCTTCCTATGAGCAACGAACATGAAGAAAATATTCCGATCAAGGAGGAAGCGGATGGCTCGGTCACCGTTGAACTTCCTGATTCGGTTCAAGTTGCGGCGGACGATGACCAAAGCGACAAGACTGAAAGCAGCGATGTTCCTGGCGATGATGATCCCCCTAACGCTGACGAACTCGATTCCTTACGGGCTGCCCGGCGCGAGCGTAGGCGTGCGAAGAAGGACTTAGTCCGCAAGACACAGGCCGAGAAGGATGAGCGCCTGCAATTGCTGCAGCGCCAAAACCAAGAGTTGATGGAGCGCTTAGCAGTCGTTGAGCAACGCACTCACGCCAACGATCTCGCACAAATCGACAAGGCCATGCAAGATGGCGAACTTCGTGTGCGATATGCCAAGATGAAGTTGGCTGAGGCTGTGCAAGCACAAGATGGCGAAGCCGCTGCCCAAGCCAATGAAATGCTGCTTGATGAGCGCCAAAAACTTGAAGCTCTTAAGAACTTCAAGCAAAAGGCAGTTCAGCCACAGCAAAAGGCAAACATCCCCGATGCAAGCGTTCAAAAGCAAATCGCTAACTGGATGCAACGCAACCCATGGTTCGACCCTGAGCGCAAAGATATGGATAGCAAGATTGCTAAACAGATTGATGAGCAGCTTAATGCTGAGGGTTGGAATCCCGCAACTCGAGAGTATTGGGACGAGATGGACAACCGCTTGCGGAAATACATCCCGCATCAGTACAATGACGACTATGAGGATGATTCTCCTCGACGTAGACCCAGGAGTGCTGTGACAAGTTCTGGCCGTGAGAATGCAGCGTCAGCAGGTGGACGCCAAACCTTCATGCTAACCCCTGATCAGGTTAAAGCCATGAAGGATGCCGGCTTTTGGGACGACCCCAAAAAACGGATGAGCATGATCAAGCGTTACGCTGAACAGAAATCACAGAACCCAAGGAGCTAGTCATGGAATCACGCCTTAAAAAATCTCTTACTGCTGGTGGCCGTCATACTCGCGCAAGCGAAGATCACTCGCGCTTGCCAGCAGAAGAATCGTTCGCTAGTACACAGGACATTGACCAAATGTGGAGTGACGAGTGGACACAAACCGCGCTGCCAAAAGTCCCAGATATACCTGGATGGCATTTGTGCTGGCTTTCCACCACCAATAGCTACGACACCATTGATAAACGGATTCGCCTTGGGTACGTTCCTGTGCTTGCAGATGAGTTACCTGGGTACGATAATTACCGTGTAAAAGCTGGCGAGCATGTGGGCCACATCTCCTGCAATGAGATGTTGCTGTTCAAGATCCCCATGGATCTCTACCAGAAGGTCATGACGCACTTCCATTACCAAAAGCCAATGGAAGCAACCCAAGCGATCATGGAGCGTATGGAAGAGCTACAGCAGGGTGTTGACAGTTCAGGACATCGACTCCTGAAGACGGAAGGCGAAGGCTTTAGCAGTGTTGGAAAACAATCCATTAACCGACCCCCGACTTTCGAGGGTTAACCTGGAGTTACCAAATGTCTGCAACATCCGCACCATTTGGCTTGCGCCCTGCGTATCACCCCAGCGGTCTTGACCGTGCGCAGGGGCTTGCCAATATCATTGAGTCTGGGTATGCCCAAGACTTACTTAAAGGCCAGGCTGTCAAACTTGATACCGCAAATACTGGGTATATCGTTCGCGCAGCAGGTACCGATGCAATCTACGGCGTCTTTGATGGCGTAGAGTGGACCGATACAACTGGTCGCCGTCGCGTTTCCAACTACTGGCCTGCCAACACGGCTTACCAGGCTGGATCGTTGATTGCCTATATCTGGACTGATCCTCAAGTCGTTTATGAGATTCAGGCTAATGGCTCTATTGCTCAAACAGCAATCGGCCAAGAGTTTGACATCACCAGTCCTTATGCAGGCTCTTCGACCACTGGCCTGTCGCAGTCTTTAATGGATACGACTGCAGCTTCTGTCAACACCAGCAAAGTCTTGCGTGTGATTGATTTGGCTCCGTACCCCGGCAATGCTTGGGGTGACGCGTTTACCATCGTCCGTGTGCAAATCGCTAAGTTCCAGTACAACGGAACCTACGATACTGGCGCTACGGCTGTGGTTTACCCCGTAACCATTAAAGTGTAAGGAGGGCTAGATCATGGCAGCCCCAATGCGCAGTACAGACTTTCGTTCGATTGTTGAGCCAATCCTCAACGAGTGTTTTGACGGAGTCTATGATCAACGTGCCGATGAGTGGAGTCGTGTATTCCGCGAGCAGGACGGCATTCCCCGTAACTACCACGAAGAGCCGGTCCTGTACGGTTTCGGTTTGGCACCGTTGCTTCCTGACGGCAGCCCCGTAACCTATCAGCAGGGTGGCGTACTCTTCCTCAAGCGCTATGTGTATGCAGTCTATGGTTTGGCCTTTGCGCTGACCAAAGTGCTTGTTGAAGACGGCGACCATATCCGCATCGGTTCAGTCTATGCTCGTCACCTTGCACAGTCTTTGGTTGAGACCAAAGAAACCCTGTGCGCCAACGTGCTGAACAACGCCTTCACAGGCGGTCAGTATGCTGGTGGCGACGGCGTAGCTCTGAATAGCGCTTCGCACCCCATCGTTAACGGCTCCTTCAGCAACCTGCTGACCAACGCCGCTGTTCTCAGCCAGACCTCGCTTGAGCAAATGCTCATCCAGATCCGTCAGGCAGTGGACAACAACGGCAAGAAGATCCGCCTTGTGCCACGACAGCTTGTCGTTGCTCCTGGCAACATCTTCCAGGCAGAGGTTCTCCTGAAGTCGGTTCTCCGTGCTGGCCAAGCAAACAACGACATCAACCCAGTCAAATCCATCGGCTTGCTCGATGAAGGTGCTGCGGTTCTGTCGCGTTTGACCTCGGCAACTGCATGGTGGGTCCAGACCGATGCGCCTGAAGGCATGAAGCTGATGATGCGTCGCCGTTTGGAGAAGACCATGGAAGGTGACTTTGAAACCGACACCATGCGCTACAAGGCAACTGAGCGTTATGACGTTGGCTTCACTGATCCTCGTGCCATGTACGGTACGCCAGGCGTCTAAGGAAACCAGGGGGCTTAGGCCCCCGCTTTATAGGAGTTAAGGTATGACTACGACTCGGTTTCCTAATGGGGTCACCAATGTGAGTGAGCAGTCGCTGTTTGCCGAATTAGGGCAGCCAGCAGCTACGCTTTATCACACTTACTTTGAAGACTTCGATTACTACACGGCAGCGAATTGGACCGTAACGGAAACGCAAGCAGGAGCAACGCAAGCACTTACCGACGGCGATGGCGGCTTATTGCTATTGACCAATACGGCTGCTGACAATGATTTAGTCTCCTTGCAAAAGGTTGGCGAGTCATTCCGTTTTGCCAGCGGCAAGCCCCTGTTCTTTGAAGCACGCTTCAAGGTCAGCGATGCCACGCAATCGGATGTAGTGATTGGCCTTCAAATCACTGACACGACCCCGCTTGATGTGACCGATGGTGTGTTCTTCATTAAGGCTGATGGCGCCGCAACAGTTGACTTCCTTGTTGAGAAAAACAACACGGCAACGACTGCCAGCGCTATTGCTACGATGGCTAACGACACTTTCATCCGTCTTGGCTTTTACTATGACGGCGCTTCGGCAGTTCAATACTTTGTCAATGGCACTTACACAGGCTCTTCGGTAACGACGAACCTGCCAGACGATGAAGATATGACTGTCACCATCGCAATCCAGAATGGCGAGGCAGCAGCCAAAACCATGACGGTGGACTACGTTTATGTAGCCAAGGAGCGGTAATCATGGGCCAATTCAAGCCAATGGTGAAGATGTATACCACCGAGCCTTCAGTTGAACTGAAGCTCAAGAAAGGTGGTCATGTGTCCATGAAAGGCAAGGCCAAAGATGGCCACAAGATGATGAACGGCGGTGTGATGACAGGGCTTGCTGAAGGCCCCGCTCCCACCCGCATGCAGATGGGTCAGGGCACTTTGCCTGGCCGCGCACCTGCACGCCCATCATTGGCCATGCGCCGTAAGATGGCTCGCCCCATGATGAAAGAAGGCGGTGAAAGTAAGGCCGAGCATGCAGCCGAAATGAAAAAGATGATGGGCACTGAAGCCAAGCTCAAAAAGCACGCTTCTATGCCTGCATCAAAGGCTCATAAAGGCCTTAAGGCTGGTGGCTATGCATCAACCAAGATGCACACCGCAACGCCTGATCATGTTAAAGGCCCAACGGGTGAAGTGAAGGAAGGCAAACCCGGTGGCTATGCTACCGGTGGCGCAATCCCTAGCGAAACTCGCCGCGGCACTCCTGCCACAACCATTGTTGACCAAGCCAAGAAGGATACGGCTCACGGTACGGGTGGTGTGCGCATGGGTAATGCTGGTGGCTTCAAGAAGGGTGGCAAAGCGAAATACGCAAAGGGTGGCGGCGTTGAGAACAATATCTCAACATCCAAGCCTGGCGTAACGAATACCACCACCGGCGAAGTCAAAGAGGCCAATGCTGGCGGCTACAAGAAAGGTGGTGCCTTAAAAAAGCACTACGCTACGGGGGGGCTTGTTGATTCAGGCAAACCCGTAGCCTACCCCAAGCATCCAGTATCGAAGCCTGTAGCGAACAATCTGCAATCGGGCACCTTCAAGAAGGGCGGTAAGGTTAAATACGCACCTGGCGGTGATGTATCCAAGCCTGTTGCTGATCCTGAGGCCACGGCAGCGAAAGCAAGTCGTGAACTCGAGGATGCATTGAATCCCATTAGCATGATCAAAGAGCTAGGTGGCAAGTTGATGGATAAGATCCGCGGTAAGGGATCGATTACCGAGACCAAAGAATCGGTCACGATGACACCACCACGGGCTAGGCGCTAAACAGCGGGGGCTTCGGCCCCTGCTTCACATGGAAGAATAGCCATGAAGGTTGTAACCGTATCAAAGACCGGCACGGGATCAAGCAGCACGATCATCATGAATACCAACATCAGCCCGTTCAATGTTGGATTCGGCGTCATCGTATCGGGCACAGTGAATTACACCGTGCAGCATTCATTTGACGATCCTAGCGGCACCATTTCAACTTGGTTTAGCCATCCTACGGTTGCAAGTCAAGCCGCAAACGCAGACGGTAATTACGCTTTTCCTGTGACGGCCATCAAGCTTCTTGTTAATTCTGGCTCGGGAACGGCGACGCTAAAACTCATCCAAGCAGGTATCTAACGTGGGCCAAGTTGGTTACTCAAGCGTAGCCAATCAAGCCAACACGTCAGACGGCTTTGCTCTGGGCGTCGGTGCGCAAAACGTCATTGGCGGCACAGATTTTGGTCTTGATGTGGGTGATGATGGCGTTGTCGATGTGTACGGTGCAACGCCCACCACAACCTTTTACATTCTTGATGAGGCAAGCCCAGGTTATGTCCTTCAAGAGGATGACAGCAAAATTGTCTTGGAGGCCTCGTAATGGCTGATCAGAAGATTTCCGCAATGCCCACAGCCGCTACCCTCACGGGTGCGGAACTTGTGCCTCTTGTTCAGGGCGGGGCTAACGTCAAGGCAACGCTTGATGTCCTAAGGCAATACGACGCAAGCTATGGTGGCTTTAGTAGCACGCTAGACCAAACCGGCAGCATCTCTGCCGGGACGGCCATGACCTATAACACGGTCGATATTTCTGACGGGGTTACGGTTGCGAGCAATAGTCGGATCACGGTACCAAGCACTGGCATTTATAACCTACAGTTCAGCGCTCAGTTTAAGAACGTCGAGAACACACAAGAAGACGTGACCATTTGGTTTCGCGTAAACGGTGTGGATCTTGCAAACTCGGCTACTCAGACCACAATACCTGCCAGAAAGAGCGCAAGCATTTTTGGTTACGGCGTAACGGCCTGGAATATCTTTCTGAGCCTTACTGCTGGCCAGTACGTTGAGATCGTTTGGCTGCCCACAGTGGCTACGCTTACGATGGAGCACTTGCCTGCAAGCGTTTCTCCGGCCTACCCGGCAATTCCTTCAGTCATCGCCACGATGATGCAGGTGGCCTAAATGCCCGCCAAATCCAAGGCGCAATTTCGGTTGATGAAAGCAGCCGAAAACAATCCCAAGTTTGCCAAGAAGGTTGGCATTCGGCCTGATGTAGCGGCTGAGTACACCCAATCCAACGTGAAAGGGCGATCTTATGCAAAGCTTCCTGAACAGCTTAAGAAAGGTGGTCCGAGTCTTGCGATTGGCCGCGGTGAAAAGCTGCCGGCGGATCAAGGCGCTGGTCTTACGGCCAAAGGCAGAGCGAAATACAACCGAGAAACAGGATCAAACCTAAAGGCTCCACAGCCTCAGGGCGGATCGAGACGAGACTCGTTCTGCGCCAGAATGGGTCCTGTAGCAGAAAAGAGCGAAAAGGGTTCTCGAGCACGCGCATCCATGCGCCGTTGGAACTGTCCGGGGTGGTAGATGGCCTATTCAGATACATACGGTCAGATTTATTCAGTACAGACGGTCATAGACCACGCTGCACGTCGCTGTGGCAAGCTTGCTGAAGAACTGACTAGCGAGCAATTGCTAACGGCCAGAGAGTCGTTAGGCTTCGTTCTGACCAATCTAATCAATATTGGCATCCAGTATTGGGCGATTAAGAAGGAAGTCATTGGCCTTACGCCCAACAAATACATTTACACCTTGCCTGTTGGCGCTAACGACGCCTTAAATGTGCTTTACCGCACCATGCAGCGCCCTACTGGAAGCTACTCTTCTAGCGCTGGTGGCAATGCAGCCTACGCAGGGGATAGCGATGTCGATACTTACTGCTTGCAGACAAGTACGAATGGCAATATATCGATCAATTTTGGCACCAGTAACCCAATTTATGCTGGGTCGATCGGCCTTCTCCCCTATGTTTCTGGTGGTGGAAGTGCCACCTGGACGCTTACCCTTGAGTATTCCACTGATAACACCACTTGGAATACCCTTGAAGACCTCGGAGAGGTTGTCGTAACCGATAAGCAGTGGCTCTGGTATGACATCGACCCAGGCCAGAGCGTGCAGTATTACCGGGTTAGAGCCTCTGCAGGCACGACACTGGCTTTGCGTGAGTTTTATGTGGGCAATATGTCGCGTGAAATCCAAATGGCGCGGCTAAATCGTGACGATTACACCAATCTGCCCAATAAAAACTTCACAGCTAACCAGCCCTACCAGTTTTGGTTCAATCGGACCGTCCCACAGCCAGAAATCTACCTTTGGCCGGTGCCAAACGAGTGGTACGTCCAGATGACTGTCTGGTATTCCAAGCAGATCATGGATGTAGGCGACTTATCTGATGAACTACAGATCCCGCAGCGCTGGTATATGGCCGTTGTCGGCATGCTAGCGCATCAATTAAGCATGGAATTACCTCAAGTACCCCTTGATCGCGTCAGATACCTTGAGGACCAGGCTGGCAAATACTTGGCGCTTGCAGAAGCAGAAGAGCGTGATAAGAGTCCGATCTACTTTGCGGTCAACATCAATCCATATACGAGTTGAAGATGACTTTGCTAGCCGGATTTCACAAGCATCACATTATTCCTCGTTATAAGGGCGGATCAGATGCGCCAGATAACTTAGTCCTTTTGCATCCAATTGATCATGCGATAGCTCATCTGGTTAGGTTCAAAATTTACGGCAATCCGGCTGATGGCTGGGCATATAATCGATTGGCTAACGGCTTAAAAGAAGACTTGATTCCAAACCGCAAAGGCATTCCCAAGCCTTATATGCGAAAGCCTAAGTCTGAAGAAACAAAATCTAAAATGTCTTTAGCCGCAAAAGGTAAGAAAAAGTCGCCTGAGGCGGTAGAAAAAATGCGCAAGGCGTTGACTGGTAAAAAAGCTACGGGCAAGTCTTTGGAAGCATTGCATGCACATCGGCACTTGGCTTGGAGCGCTGAGGCGCAAGCTAAAAAGTCTGCAAAAACCAAAGGTGTTCCTCGCCCGTATGCTAAAAATTCTAAGCCCCCATCAGTTGAGGCTTGTGCTTCTGGCGGGAGGGCTAATAAAGGCCGCAAGCAGACGCCAGAGCAAATTGCAAAGCGCGTTGCTTCCCGCCGCGCCACTCTTGCCGCTCAGGGCAGAACATCGTAATGCCACTCTTTCTTGACACCGAGGGCTACTCAGACATCGCAATTGGCATTTGCGATCGCTGCCGTATGAAGCGCCCGCATGCAACCCTTGGCCCAGACATTAACTTCCCTGGCCTGATGGTATGCGAAGAGAATTGTCGAGATCAAAAGGACCCTTATCGACTGCCAGCAAGAAAGACTGAGCGGATCAATTTGCGTTTCCCGCGGCCTGATGTATCGGTGGCTGCAGAGCAAAATAACCTAGTGTTAAATGATCAGCAAAGTATAATTCTCTCAACTGAGGGCAATACCAATCTCATCGAAAATGATGGCAACCTCGATGGAATAGCGATAACACCATAATGGCCAATCAAACGATCAGTCAGCTTCCTACCGCCCAGGCCCTCACAGGAACTGAGCTTGTACCTATCGTACAGAATGGCGGTACAGTCCAGACAACCACGGGTGCTATCTCTGCCATTTCAGGCGGTGGCGGTGGCAGCGGTGTCTCTGGATACTCAGGGTTTTCAGGCTTTTCAGGCTTCTCTGGCGACAATCCTGGCTCGAGCGGCTTCTCTGGTATCAGCGGTTACTCAGGCCTTTCTGGTTACAGCGGTTTGTCGGGCTACTCAGGTTCTGGCATTTCTGGTTTTTCAGGTTTTTCTGGATTCTCTGGCCTAGGGCTTTCTGGCTACTCAGGAGAGTCAGGCTACTCTGGACTTTCTGGCTTCTCAGGATTATCTGGATTCTCAGGCATCTCGGGTTACTCGGGATCTGGCATCTCAGGCTACTCGGGTTCAGGTATATCGGGATTCTCTGGATTCTCAGGTCTAGGCCTATCGGGATTCTCAGGACTGAGCGGATTCTCTGGCGGCTCAGGATTTTCTGGCTTATCGGGATTCTCAGGTCTTTCAGGCTTCTCAGGTGCTGGCTCTGCGATTACTGTTTCTGATGAAGGCACGCCACTCACCACCAACGTACAGTCATTTGACTTTGTTGGCGCAGGCGTCACTGCTACCGCGGTAGGTAATGCAGTCACTGTCACGATCTCTGGTGGAGGTGGTGGCGGAACCTCAGGATATTCAGGCTTCTCGGGTATCTCTGGCTTTTCCGGTATATCAGGATTTTCTGGCATCTCTGGTTTCTCCGGCATCAGTGGCTATTCTGGTTCTGGTATCTCTGGCTTCAGTGGGGCCTCGGGTTTCAGTGGCATTTCTGGCTTTAGCGGAATCTCTGGTTTCAGCGGTTTCTCAGGCATTAGTGGATTCTCTGGGATTAGCGGTTTCTCTGGAACCTCTGGTTTTTCAGGAACCAGCGGTTTCTCGGGTATTAGCGGCTACTCTGGCTCAGGTATATCTGGCTTCTCTGGGGTCTCTGGATTTAGCGGCTTTTCAGGTGTCAGCGGATTTTCTGGCATCAGCGGATTCTCTGGCTTAAGTGGGTTCTCAGGAATCAGTGGATTCTCTGGCTTCTCAGGAATCAGCGGCTTCTCAGGACTCAGTGGGTTCTCAGGGATTAGCGGATTCTCGGGTTTCTCCGGCACTTCAGGTTTTTCAGGTATCTCAGGCTTTTCTGGGGAAGGAACCTCGGGCTTCTCAGGATTCTCTGGCTCTGGCATTTCTGGGTTCTCTGGCTTTTCAGGAATCTCTGGCTTCTCGGGTGCCGGCACTAATATTTCCGTATCTGATGAAGGCTCACTATTAACGTCTGGTGTAACTTCTTTTGACTTTGTTGGGGCTGGCGTAACGGCAACCGCAGTAGGAACTGCTGTTACGGTAACGATCAGCGGAGGTGGTGGAGGCGGTTCATCGGTCATTCTTGAGAACCAGCGCACGATCTCAAGCAATTACACAATTACAGACGGGTATAACGGATTAAGCGTAGGTCCTGTTACGGTTAATACAAGCGTCGGCGTAACGGTAGGTACCGGCGAGCGCTGGGTTGTTATGAATTTCTAAAGGAAAGTGTCATGTCCTCATTTGTCGTTCAAGGTAACTCTAGCGGTACTGGCGCTCACACCATTCAGTCGTCGGCAACCAATAGCTCCATCACACAAACCCTGCCTACGGTTGCAAGCACTACACTGGGTTATCTGAATGCGCCATTAGATAGTAAGACGGCCAACTATCCGATAGTGGATGGCGATCAGGGCAAGACCATTTATCTTGCTTCTGGCTCTGGTGTGACGTTCACGATCCCTGCCAATGCTTCTGTGGCGTTTGAAACAGGTACAGTGCTGACGTTCATTAACATGAGTTCTAGCAGCCTGTCGATTGCAATCACGACCGACACGATGTATCTCGCAGGGACGGGTAGCACAGGCACAAGGACGCTTGCTCAGTACGGGATTGCAACAGCGATCAAGATGACATCAACAACGTGGCTGATCTCTGGCAACGGGTTGACCTAACATGACCGGCATTCTCAACGCCCTGATTGCGGGTGTATCTGGCGCAGTCAAAGACACCTACTTCAACCTTGTCTCCCTGCTGCTCCCCGGCAACGGCACCAACGGCGCACAGAACAACACGTTCTTAGACTCGTCCACTAACAACTTCACCATCACCCGCAACGGTGACACTACGCAGGGAACCTTTAGCCCGTTCTCACAGACGGGGTGGTCAAACCGCTTTGATGGATCAGCTAATTACCGATTGACCATACCGGATAGCACCGACCTTGATTTGACAGGTGATTTTTGCTTAGAGATGTGGGTGTACGTTACTGCAAATTCATCGTCAGGCCAGTTGGTCTGTATCGGAAATGAAAACGCTGGTCAGAACGGCTTTATTTTTTACATTCCTGGTTCAACTACAACCTTAAGCCTGTATACAAATGGTACAGCAGCATTAACAACCTCATCGGGTTCAATAGCTCTTAATACGTGGCATCACGTTGCTTTGGTAAGAAGCGGAACCGGAGCTGGTAACACCGTCATTTACGTTGACGGGGTAAGCAAAGGCAGCGCACAGATCACAACGAGTTTTACGGGAATTGCCGCTAATGGTCTGTGTATCGGCCAGACATACAACGGTTCTTTCGTTGGTGTTTGAAATACATATATATCCAACGTGCGCCTTGTAAAAGGCTCTCCTGTTTATACGGGCGCATTCACTCCACCAACGTCACCACTTACTGCGATCACCAATACGGTTCTTTTAACGTGCCAAAGCAATCGTTTTGTTGATACGAATACGCAGACAACTGCTAAGACGATTACGGTAACAGGCTCACCCTCAGTCACCCCCTTCTCCCCCTTCGCACCAACGTCCTCCTACAGTGCTGCCGCAGTGGGTGGTAGCGGGTACTTTGATGGGACGGGGGATTATTTGAGTGTGGCTGATAACACAGCGTTAGACATGGAAGCGTCTGACTTTACAATGGAGTGCTGGGTTTATCTTAACGAAACACCAAGCTCATCCGACGGAATTTTTG